TAATAAATGGATGTGTGAGAACGGTCACGCGGTTGGATATCATGGACAAAATAAAGATGATGTTCATCAGGCACACATGAATAATCGAGTACTTTTAGAGGAACAGGGAATCAAGTATAATGGTTAGAACTTTTAAAGAATATAATCTTGATGATAAAATTAACCAAATGGTTATTGATGCAATCAAAAAGAAAAAACTTGCAAAGTTTCCAGTTAATGCAACTGATGATTATAAGATGAAAAAAGGTAAACCTGCATTTACAATTCCATCACCAACTGGTGAAATGATAATTAAGGTATGGTTGAGGCCTATGGCAAAACCAGCAAAGAGTCACACAAAAGCATACAATTACGAATTAGATGACAAATGAAAAAATTTAATAACTATTTACAAGAATCTAGTCTTTCGAGATTATGGCGTCATAATGAAAAACATGATTGTGGTGCTATGACCGCATTCCGTAATGCTGGGGGGTGTGGTGAAGGTGAAGCTTATACTAATGCAGATAATAAAAAACGTAATAGGTCTTTATTGGCTAAACTTAAATCTAAAGGATATGGAGTTACTACATTAAAGGGTATGTATCCAGAAGGTGGTACAGTCGGTAAAGAGATTAGTTATTTTGTGGTTGACCTTGCGGATGGAGGAACTTTAGAATCCGATATGAAAAAGTTTGGTGAAGAGTTTGAGCAAGATAGTGTCTTGTTTATTCCAAAAGGAGCAATTCAAGGAACAGATAAAGCATATCTTATTGGAACTAATCGTTGTAAAAATAATTGGCTCGGACATGGTAATACAGAAATTTTTAATAAAGGTAGGATGGGTTATGATTCCCCAATCTATACTTCTTATGTTAATGGTAGACCATTCATCTTTGAAGAAGTCGGTGATGAACATTTAAATCCTGGCAATGGAATGGGATGGTGGGCATTGAATAATGTAGCCAACAAACATTGGAAAGAAATACAACTTTAGGGGAAATTAATGGCCATAAGTATTCCAAAAAATTTAAGGAAGAAAGCTCATGATGAAAGATTGAGTGATAAGAAAGTGAATACCATTGATGAAATGGTTAACGCTTCGGAAGAAGCATTATGGGAGAAAAATCCAATGGAAGCATTAAAGTATGAGAAGGTGGAAACCAGAAAAAGATTAAACTGGTGGGCAAGATTTCTCATATCATTGATTATAGTATGTACATTTTTATTTTTAATATGGTTATTGTTTTATGGGGAATTACCACAAGATAGTCGCGATTTGGTGAACATTATGGTCGGGGCCTATGTGGCCGTGTTAGCAAAATCTACCGATTATTGGTTCAAGGAAAAGGATGACCCTGAACATAAAGAAGGAGAAGGTATAAATGTCTGATTTAAATGATTTCGGTTTTAGTACGGTGAGTGCTGATGAATATGCAGCACAACAAACACAAACAGTAGACACAGCCAAAGAAGTTGTTTCCACAGCTACGGCTAGTATGAAACCAGAACTAGAAAAGATTGGCTCAAAGATTGCAAGTTTAACAGATAATATGCGAGTTATGAGAGAAGAACTTGATGACCGCAAAGAAGAACTTAATGATAAGTGGGGTCAAAAAATGAATGAGGTAGAAGAGTTAATTCTCCCACTTCTCAAGAATCTTGCTAAGGATGGAGACAAACGAGAATGGATTCGTTGGCCAGGAAGAACAGATATCCTTAATGCACAGATTGATAAAATAACAGCAGTCACTAGAGGTGACTTTTAATATGGCATATTCAAATGAAGTTATCGAACACTACGAAAGACCGCATAATGTTGGTAGTCTGGATACTGGGAGTAGCCGGGTGGGCACTGGCCTTGTCGGTGCACCAGAGTGTGGCGATGTCATGAAATTACAAATAGAGGTAGATGAAAATGAAAATATTATCGATGCCAAATTCAAGACTTTTGGTTGCGGAAGTGCAATTGCGTCTTCTAGTTTGGCGACTGAATGGATTAAGGGTAAAACATTGGATGAAGCGAATGAAATTCAAAATACAGACATCGTTGAGGAATTATCATTACCGCCGGTTAAGATCCATTGTTCAGTCTTAGCAGAAGATGCAATTAAAGCGGCAATTAATGATTATAAACATAAACGAAAAATGAGGTAAGAATGGGATTATGGAGTAGATTTACTGCATGGTTATCTGGATGGCCAGAGCATGCAGAAGCAAAACATGGAAGAACTGATGTGGAGGAAGATCTTTTATTTGCAGAAGCTGAAATGAAAGCTAAGAATCGTAAACCAGTAAAAGGATTAAATCCAAAGAAGAAGAAGAAAAAGGCAGGTAAAAAACAAGGTAACATTAATTAATTATGGCACGTGAAGAAACCGAAAAGGAAGTTAGTAGTCTAGCGGATGCTGGATATCACCTATTAATGAAAGAGGTTGATACTTCCAGTTGTTCATCAGCGATTGAATGGATACTAGAAGCTAACTTTATTACTACAGAGAAAAGACTTGCAGAATTAAATTTAGTTATATGTAGCCCAGGCGGAGATTTAACTGCGTGTTTTGCATTGATTGATGTTATGAGGGGTTCTGCTATACCAATTAAAACTACTGGTCTTGGATTGATTGCATCATGTGGATTACTTCTTTTTATTTCTGGAACAAAAGGTAAAAGAACATTGACACCGAATACATCTATTTTATCTCATCAATATAGTTGGGGTACATTTGGAAAAGAACATGAACTCTTTGCTGCACAGAAAGAGTATGACCTAACAACCAAAAGAATGATAGCACATTATAAGAGATGCACTGGAATGAATGAGGATAAAATTCGTCAATATCTTCTCCCACCACAAGATGTATGGTTAGAAGCCGGAGAAGCTAAAAAATTGGGAATATGTGATGAAGTAAAGGAGATGAATTAATGCCATTACAAACACAAACATCCGCGGAGTTTTTTACTAAGATTCAAGCAATCGTTCAAGAGACTCGTTTAAGTTATATGGATGCCATACTTCATTATTGTGATATGAATAATATGGAGCCAGAAACTGTAGCCCAGTTGGTCAATACCAAACTCAAGGCTCAGATAAGGGAAGAGGCTGAAGAACTCAACTTTTTTCCTAAGACTGCCAAGCTTCCAATATAGGTCGCTTGACAAATTTTATATATATGTTATAATACTTTTATACGTTAATATACTGCACATACAACTAATACGAAAGGATACTATGTCTACATTTGCAGAAATGAAAAAACAACGTAAGTCCAACCTATCTTCTCTTATCAAAGAGACAGAGAAAATTTCCAACCCAAATACATTCGGTGATACCGATGATCGTTTCTGGCGTCCTGAATTGGATAAGTCAGGAAATGGTTATGCTGTTGTCCGATTCCTTCCAGCACCAGAGGGTGAAGACTTGCCATGGGCAAGAATGTGGAATCATGGATTTCAGGGGCCAGGTGGCTGGTATATCGAAAACTCTTTGACTACTCTTGGTCAAAAAGATCCTGTGAGTGAACACAACTCTACACTTTGGAATTCTGGAATCGAAGCAAACAAAGAGGTTGCTCGTAAACAGAAGCGTCGTTTGAATTATACATCCAATGTGTATATCGTTAAAGACCCCGCTCATCCTGAGAATGAGGGTCAAATTAAATTGTATCGTTATGGTAAGAAGATCTTTGACAAGATTAACGATTTGATGAATCCAGAATTTGAGGATGAGTCACCAGTTAATCCATTTGATCTTTGGGAAGGTGCGAATTTCAAAATGAAGATTCGTAAGGTTGAAGGATATTCCAATTATGATAAGTCGGAATTTGAAACACCTAGTGCACTCTTGGATGATGATGCACGATTGGAAGAAATCTGGAAATCAGAATTCTCTTTGAAGGAGATTGTATCAGAGGACAAGTTTAAGACTTTTGAGGAACTTAAAACTAAGTTGGATAAAGTTCTTGGATTGGGTACTGAGGAAATCCCTGCGGCATTTTCCATACCAAAAGATAAGGAAGAGGAAGTTCCATTTGATGGTGGTGTTCCTATTAAGACAACTCCTAAACCTGCAGCAGAATCAGAAGATGATGATGAGGCTTTAGGATATTTCCAAAAGTTAGCTGAAACTGCTTAACCCTGTTGGGTTTGTAGAGTGGAGTTTCGATTGTGAGGGTCTTCACCCGAAACACTTATGGTTTGAGAACGATTCATATTATTTTGAGTCTGTGAACTTGCATCCACATTTGTTATATTAATATTCGAAGCTCCACTTCTTCCCATAACTTGAGAACCAGCCAACATTCCCACCGTTGCTTCCATCTTTGCTATTTGTTGTGGTGACATTTCACCTATGGCTTCCACCGCTGAAGTAATTTGATCACCATCTATTCCTACCCACGATTGCATTGCTTTACCCAGTGCATCCACGCCTGGAGCAAGTTTTGCTAACTTGTTTGGGTCTTTAATTCTATTTTCAGCTTGAGCCATACCTTTAAAGAATTTTCCTAAATTGTCTTCTCCCATTCCACCAGTTATTGCATCCATATTTACACCAGCGAATGATTTCATTCCAGTAGCAAGTTTTGTTATAACAGGTGAAACTCTTTCTACGGCACCTGTATCTATTTCTTTAATAGATTTTGAGTTCAAAGCTTGAAAGAAAAGTTCTAGTTCTGAATCTCTACCAGTTCGAGCTCCTACCAATTGTCCTATATCCAGACCAGAAAATCCAGCCATTCCATCTGATAAAGGTTTCATTGCATCACCAATAGTTTTTATTCTTCCAGCATCAATTTTAACATCTGAACTTCCTATCTTAGCTATTGCATTTACAAAACCTTCTAAATCGGTTTCCCCACTAAAGAAACCACCTTTCAATTCAAAACCAGAAAAGCTAGCTAATCCTTCTCCCAAAGGACCAATCGCTGCTCCAAGTTCTGCTAGTCTTGGTGCATCAATATCTTTATCTTTAGATATACGAATTATTGTATCAATAGGACTTTCACCACCAAAGATGCTACCAAGAGCACCCATAACATTACCAATTACACCAAGAATTTTACCTTTTGCAAAGTCAGCAATTCCTCTACCTATACCCGAAATTCCTGTACCAAGTTGAGTTAATTTATCTGCATCAAGCTCTTCTAATTGTTTAAACATTCCCTTACCGATACCACCAATAAAGCCACCGATACCAGTTCCAAGATTGGTCATAAGGGTGGCCAGATTACTACCATCTAAACCCAACATACTACCAAGTTTCGCAGCACCTTCACCTACAAGTAATCCTATAGTAAATGCTGCAACACCGGCACCTATTGCACCCATACCAATAACCGCGGCCTTTGCTCCAGCAACACCTGCAATACCTATAGCTCCAGCTGCTACTAACATTACACCAAGAGCTTCAATACTTATTCCCTTAAATGCAGAGAAAAAATTACTTAATAATGTATTAAGATTTCCACCATCCAATCCAATTAAATCTCCAAGTTTCGCAAATCCTTCAGCTGCAAGAATACCAAGAACAAAAGAAGCAACACCACCACCTATCGCGAGCATACCTCTCATGACTCCCCCCTTCCCACCTGGCACTTTATCAAGAACTACTGCACCTGCTAATATTAGTGCAAGGTCTTTAACCTCAATTCCCTTAAATGCACCAAAAACATTAGTCATTAATTTAGCAAGATTTGAACCATCCAATGCAATCAAATCACCAATTTTTGCGAATCCTTCAGCTGCAAGAATACCAAGAACAAAGGCTGCAATACCCATACCAATTGCTCCCATACCTAAGGCTACCCCTACCTTACTGATTTTTAATTTAGCTATTCCCATAGCAGCACCTATTATCAATGACATAAATGCCAAATCGATACCACGAAATGCACCAAAAGTATTACTTACAAGCTTCTTTAAGGACTCACCATCAATCCCAACCATTTCTGCTATTTTAGCTCCACCACCTAATGCCACCATAAATGCAACAAGACCAGCACCAAGAGAAGCCATTCCTATAATAAATCTTGGACCTACTTTCATAATACTTTTCGCGATAGCACCAATACCTTTACCCACTCCTCCAAGAATACCTGCAATAAGACCTCCACTTTTTTTATCTTTCGCTGCGGCGTCAGCAACACTTCCACTTAGACTTTTTCTAATATCTAAAAGTATATCTTTGAAGTCGCTCATTTCTTTAGCCGTTTCTCGGGCCCGTTCTTTCCCTAGAACAGCTGCATTTTTGTCTCCTTTCGCAAGATTGGATGCTACAGATTTACCAATAGCAGCAGCTATATCTTTGATATTTTCAACCTTTATTCCTTCTTCAGCCATTAGATTTCCTATTGTCTACTTGCTTGTTGATTTTCTCTTTCAATTCTTGCATTCTCTTCTTTAATCCATTCTTGTAACATTTCAATATAAAGAGCCCTTTCAAATGGAATCATATTATCTAGTTCAGTTAAACTCCATCGATGGTGCTGAATCATAGCGAAGTTTGAAGTATAATGGTTCGCCAGGGAGTCATGACTCAGACCTACTAAAAAAAATCAGCCAGCCCCTCTAGAACCTTAGTGTTCTTTTTTCCACATGCAGTACATTTAGCATTCACTTCTTTTCTTAGTTTTGGCATTGTATCAAAGAAACCCTGAATACTTCTAAACTGACCTGAAGTTAAGGAGTTTAGAAATTCATCAATCTCTTTCGTTGTATAATCTTTTGTAGAATGCATTTCTTCATCTTCTAAAATGTATTCTATACATTGACCAATCATCTCAAAAGTTTTGTTGACCAATGCTTCACCCTCAAGTCCTTCTATACTGACAGCTGATTCTATTTCAGGATATTTCATTTTGATCTTAATACTGTCGGTAAGGTCAATAATATCCTTATGGTCTTTATTTTTTTCTATAGTAATAGTATTTAAATCTATCTCGACAGAATATATACAACTTGTATTATTATCCTTACTACATTTATCTTCATCACCAAGTGAAAAACTAATTGTTGTCACATCACCAACAGATTTAGCTCTTAGTTGAAGAAAGATATATTCAACATCAAACATTGGTAAATGGTTTATATTAATATCATCTTGAACACAAGATTCAATAATATCTCTCGTAGCTCGAATCACATCTTTCGTTTCACCACTTTCCATGGCCATCATTAACATTTTTTCTTCTTTTACAAGAAAGGGTCTATATGTAAGTTCCTTTCCAGTAGATGGAAGAATTAAACTGTGATTTATAACATTAAGTTTCGGCAAAGCCATAATAATCTCCTTATATAATCATTTATTTTTTATCCTGCGTCAAATCGGTCAGCAGGATTAGGTGTTCTGGTTGGTGGTCTTCCACTAGTACCTTCTTCCCATTTTCTAAATTGAAAGGTTACAGGAAGTCTTAGAACATCTCCACCTAAAGAATGTCCTAAAGCAATTTCTCCAATGATACTTGGCCAAGCATCAATCAATTTTACTGAATAGTCTTCCCCTACTGAAACTCCCTCACCACTAGAATATTTTTTTATTATAATATTACATTTATAGTCATCAAAATAACCTAGATCACCAGAGACAGGATCTATAATTA